CAGTTATCATATAATATCAATTCAAGAGAATTAAAACACGTTGGTCATTACTCAGTATTACATAATGATGAGAGATACGGCAGATTTAGAAACTGGTGTGAACAACAGGCAGAATACTATGCTAAAGAAATAAAAGGAGATTACATACAAGAGACAGTACAAGTAACTGACAGTTGGTATAATATTAGTAACAAAGGTGGTACACAGCACCCACATCAACACGCTAATTCATATCTATCTTGCATATATTATGTAAACTTTGATGCAAAAAAAGATCATGTGAACACACACTTCTCAAAAAGTGAAAACTCATATCCAAACATGGTGCCCTCTTTGAATATACTTAGAGCAAAATATACTCAGTACAACGAGGACAATCAAATTGTAGTGAATGAAGGCGAACTTATAATATTTCCATCACAAATTATACATGGATACAGTAACAATGAAGGCGACAATAGAATAACACTATCAATGAATATCATGCCCACAATAGTTACCAATGGCGATTATGGTTGGCGGTGTACAAACTTAAATAAAACGGAGAGAAAAGAGGCATTTGATTTCAAGGGTTGACAAACAAATAATATAATGCCATAATAGAGTATGGGAAACAAATACTTACGAGTATTTTGTTTCTCGCACCCAATTATAATACGGACATGGGATCAGAGAGATACAGGTCAAAACCAGTTTCACTAGAAAGGCATGGTATGAGACCCGCCCTTAATCAAATAGATGATTTTGGCAATGGTATGTTAAGACTTGGTTTTCTTGCCTTGTTAGGTCATTTCCTTTACAAAAGATTCAGTAGTGGACAGTTGAGGAAGTGGCACAGTGATGGTTGCATTGAGGCAGACCACACAGTATTATAAGAATATGAGAGGGAAGGTTTTGTGTTTGTTACCTTCCCTTTCCTTTTTTTACAACAAACATTATTATCATGGCAACACTACAAAAAGCAGTAAACAAAACAGAAGTTCTCAGGTGGACAGAAACACTATGTAGATGCCTTGAATTGCAATATAAGAATTATTCATTACGCTCTGCTATGAATAATCAGGCAATGTCTGGGGCAACCGACAAGTATCTACAAGAGAGAATAAACAAGATTGAGAATGATGAAGAGTGCATCAAATTCACTATCACATCAGGTAAAACATACTTTAAGATCATTCAGAATGATTATCGCAATGGTAAGTATGAGAGTGCAGGGGTTCACGCCTTTGTTAGAAAGGACACAGGAGAGGTTTACAAACCCGCTTCATGGAAAGCGCCTGCTAAACACGTTAGATTTGATATGAGAGATCAAAACCAACGTGAGTATATGTATGCTAACTGTGATTGGGCAGGCGGTTATCTCTACATGAGATAATCATGCTTAAGGTACTAACTACAGGTAGGATATTAGGTTCATCACTTGTTATTGTAGCATATTTTGTTATACTACACTTATCAGTAAGAGTGGGAACAATGATACATCTAACATCTTGCCTATTGAGTATCCCTTTCTATGCAAAGGTTAAATCTTATGATGTGGTAGTTATGCTTTCATTCATGTGTTGCATATCTATTTCTAAATTTATCGCTCTAAATAACTAAAAAGAATAATTATGGTTTACGATTCACTAACAGCAGATACAGAGGGTCTAGCAGCAGCAAAACAACAATCTGTGGATAGACTCAAGAAACAACTACAGGCATCAATGAGAACCATTGGCAACCTTGACGAGAGATTAACTACACTAGAGTCAATGGTTCATGCTTCTCTACTCAAACAGCAAGATGACATTAAGGCACTTGTTGCAGAGGTAAATGCCTTGAAAGGAGTAATAGAACGAAAAGAAGCAGAGAAGAAATTTGATATGGACGCTGTTCCGTCAGATGTACCCAATGCCCCTCCAGTTGGATAACTGTCACACGCCCTCTACACAGAGGGTTTTTTTATACTATACTATGTTTATTGAAACAAATACATCATGCAACTTCGTGACCACCAAACAGATATAATACAGATCATGCAACAGAAGTGGGGTCAAGTACTTGTTCCCACAGGTGGCGGTAAGACAATGTGTATGATTATGGACGCTAAGTGGCGATTCAGTATGCCTATACCACAGACTATTGTGGTTGTTGCTCCTAGAATCCTACTTGCTCAACAGTTATGTGAAGAGTTCCTCGAGCAGATTGATAATGTCGAGGTGCTTCATGTTCATAGTGGAGAGACCAACTATACTACTACCACTAATACAAAAGAGATACAAAAGTGGCATCATAACAGTACAAAGAATCAGTTGATCTTTACAACATATCATTCACTTCACAAAATTCATCAAGACGTTGAAGCGGATACAGTATATTATGACGAGGCACACAATTCAGTTCAAAAGAATTTCTTTGAGAGTGTCAAGAGTAGGTCTAACATCACTAGAAGAAAGTTTTACTTCACTGCTACACCTAAACATCATACATCACAGGAGCGTGGTATGAACAATTCAAAGGTGTATGGTCAAGTGATTGCAGAAATCCCTGCCCCAGAGTTGATACAGAAAGGTTATATTGTACCACCAAAAGTCAAGGCGGTCAATTATCCAAATGTTAGTTTCTATCAAAGCATAGAAGAAATTGATAGAACTATGATACTTGATGCTTTGGACAATGAGGACAGTATGACTAAAGTATTGGTCACTGCTAAATCTACTACCAATATCCACAAATTGATTACTAGGACAGACTTCCAAAGTGAGTGTCATGCTCGTAAGTACAATGTGATGTGGATTACATCAAAGTATGGTGCTATCATCAATGGTAAGAAAGTCACTCGTAAAACATTTTTCAATTTGATGAACAAGTGGGGCAAAGATGATACTAAGAAGTTTCTACTATTTCATCACTCTATACTATCAGAGGGTATGAATGTGAGCGGATTGGATTCTTGTATTCTATTGAGAAACCTTGATCTAATTACTATGGCACAAACTATTGGTAGAGTCATCAGACTACATAAAGATGATGCAAGTAAGATTGCTAATGGTTCACTCAAACCTTGTATCAATGGTACTAATTACATCAAACCATTTGGTAAAATGTTTGTACCAGTTTACAACAATGTTGGTATTGGTACAGAGCGTCGCCTCAATAATGTTGTGGAAACTATATTCCACAAAGGAGAGGCACAGGTATCGTTATCTAACAGAAAATAGACAACGATACTTTTTTATAGTATAATTAAATTATCTAAAGGTCAAGCAAATGCACCAAATTGACAAAATCAGGTTACAATGCCTTCAGACAATGGATACTCACTATGCCAATAGAATAGAACATCTAGTGGACAAAGTAAGGTTAGAAGATGCTGAAGCAGTAGTAAGCGAAATGACAGTGGTTGACGAGGATTTTCTACATGATGATCTATTTCTAGATGATCTAACAGAGTGGACAGACTCAGAGTTAAAGAAAGCACAATTCTATGATATAAATGATGTGGACATAGATAATGGATAGAGAAGAGAAGCAAAATAAAAAAGATATTGAGAAGTTGGTCAACCCAGATCACTTGAAATTTTTAAAGAAGTTAAAGGCACAGTTGAAAAGAGATAAAGGTATCAAACCCAGAAGAAAAGTACGCTACAATTATAGACACAAATGAGTGTTCAATCCTTAAATCTATTCTCAATGCCCATAGCAAAGTTTACTGTGGATAAGTGGGAGAGTAAAAAAGATAAGTTATTGAAACTTATTAGTTTTGAAGATTGTGATGTTGTAGAGTGCCAAACAGATTACTACAAATATAATACTATATCGCCTTACCTAGATGATTTTGTAAACATAATTACATCAGACTTAAATGGTATAGTAGAATATTATACACAGTTATTAAGTGATAGGTATAGAGGCGATTGCCCTTGTGATAGTGTAGATAAGTGGCAACTATGGTCACAGAGATATACTAGAGGACAATATCATGGTGCTCATAATCATGGTCTAATGAATATATCATGTGTATTATATGTTGAATTTGATGATAAAGAACATTTCCCTACTACATTCTATAGTCCATTTCCAGACCCATATTTTGGCACAATTAATAAGATTGCGCCTCCAGTAAGTGAAGGCGAAATATTGACATTTCCCTCTATACTATTACATGAGTCGCCTGCTTCAGTATCAGATAAACAACGAACTATAATGAGTTTTAACATACCATTGAGATAAATTCAACTCGGAGTGTGCCAGTTTATAAAGTGGCATATAGGTGGTTGCAATCCTATGTCAATGAAGTATTATAT